TAACGGGTCTGAGCGTTTCATTATCGTTAGCAACGCTATTAAGCTAGGTTTCAGCGGCATAGGCATCCATAAGAGCTTCATACACGTCGATACTCGTACCACTGTACCCGTACTGTGGGTGTATTAAAGGGGCCGTAGAGACCCCTATACAGCGTCAGAAAGGTATGTCTTCTTCAACGTCTACTGGTGCAGATGCTACCTGTTTAGGCTCATCTTTCTTGTAGTCATCGATCTTAACGGTTAGACGGTCAGGGTACTTGTCGTCTGGGGAGTACGGTTCCAAGAACTGGAAGTTCAGCCATTCACCTTCCATCTGATTTAAAGTCTCTTGCATCTGTTTCTTGTTGAGTGATCCATTGCAGATCACAAAGTCTGGCGCACGATTGTGCTTCTTCTTAGCATACAGTCCATTAATGTATTTCATATTACTCACTCTCTCCTTCGTTATAATGCAGCTTTCTAAAGTCAGATGACTTAATTATTTCTCGTTCAATCTTCGTGAAGCATCCGCCTTTGGTTGGCGCTTTCCATAGTGCAGTCTTAACTTCATTGCTTAACTCGAACCATGCTTCAGCGGCAGATGGGAAATCATCGTTTGCAATTCCGACTTTGATTGCCATGATGCTGTCCTTGTTTTCTGCACACCAATCCTCGTAAGTCTTCTCTGGTTCTGGTGCTGGCAGATCCTCACCAGCGTATATGTAGGCACCCAGTCCATGCATTGATAAGCCTTTAGTCAAGCATCTCATCTTAGCGGTGTTAATCTGGAAGGCATTAGGATTGGCTACGGCATTGTTGCGGTGATCCATAACGGGCAACCACATTTCATGCGATAGTCCATCAATGCTCACAGTACAATGTACGGTCATTGTCCCATCAGTGTGGGCCTCACTCTCTTGGAATGAGTAGGTAGCCTCTGGGTAGTGCTGCTTAGTGACAGCCCATGCCCAAGCCCATGATAGGTAAGTTAGATTACCCTTGCGTTCAGTATGCTCATTAACATTAATTGAGCTTAATGTATTCCATACACTCATCGTATCTCCCCTCTTGTTCTGCTAGTAAAGTTTCTAGTTTTTCTGCAATAATTTGCAGTTCATTCACAACGTCTTCGTCCCACACGAAGCTGCGTCGATTCTCATACCGACGAGCGCAGGTAGCACTCGCCTGTAGTGATAGTATCCAGTCCGGTATCATCCCTCTGCCCTCACTGAAATTATAGCATCTTGAAGATAAGCATTGTTCTCCTCGGCTTCAGCTTGCATGTGCTCATTCCAGTTTTGTTCATGCTCCAACATCTCCTCACTCAGTTTATCGAGTATGGGATGTAGGTTCTGGAAGAACGATACCGCTTCTGGTGACAGGTGATACCCGCGCCTGACTAATCGTGCAACCTCAAACATCCAATCTTCGAGGTCGCCTACTAACGTTTCTACTTCTTTTTGTTCCATAAGATTTACTCTGCTTGCTGAATGAAACTAAACAATATGTCATACTAATTCGTGTGTCAACTTGTTTTTGTAAATAATTAATGGTAGAGTGCATCTATTGTTTAATCAGATAGGGGCATAACGTGAAAGAGTTAGAACTAAAGTCATTCCTGGCACTGACCCAGCAGACTAATCATGGACTGGCCATGAAGTTAGGCATCAGTCCACAGAAGATGCACGCATGGAAGAAGCGTGACGATTGCTTTGTCAAGTTCGGTGACAACTGGGTTGTAACTGAGATCAATCTCAGGATAGAAAAGAGAGTGTATTAAAAAGGCCCACCGAAGTGGGCCGTGGGAGTGCCGTGAGGGGAACGGCGAGTCAATCAGCAAGAGTGACAAGTGAATAGTATCAGATGACAGAACTAGAAAAAAGGTTTGATTTATCACCGGAAGGTGTTAGATTAAATGTGTCGGCGGGATTGCGAGTCCCTTTAATGTCCGATTGCAACAAGCCGAAGAATCGAGTTACAACCGACACGATTCAAATCCTAGCACAATTGCAATCTTCATAAAAGACCTTCCTGCCGATGGAAAGTGGCGCTTCGCCGTGCGTCCAATCCATATAGCGGTAGGTGATCCAAGACCTTTAGAGGCGGGATAAACAGCGTACACAGGCCCAGTGATGGGGCGCAGAAGGGCAACTGCGATACCAAATAGCGTGCTGATTACTTTGGATTGCTGGACTATAGATTATATATGGGGCCTAACCGCCTCTAAATGACTACTATTGCCTAAAAAAAGGAGATGACATGAAGACAAGTAAAAGCAAAATAGCGCGACTTGATATAGAAGTTTTAACGGATTTGCAGAATGACGTAAGGCAAAATTTCCAAGCCCTGGCCGATGTCGTAGATAATAACGCCTTTTATGTAAGCAGTGGCGTGAATTTGAAGGGACATTTACATAACACTGTAGGTTCTTTGATGCTGCTTCACGATGCGCTAGATCTGGAAATAGAAAGCCGAAAACTTGAGTTGGATTATGGGTTGGTTTCACAAAAAAAACATTGATTACTGTCTGATACAAAAATAAGGAGATGTAGTGGAGTTAAGAGAGCATCAGGTAAGAGCGATTGAGATGTGTAGGGACTCAATCAGAAAGGGCAATAAAAGAATAATGTTAGCTGCACCATGCAGTTTTGGGAAGACGAGGGTAGCAGTAGAGATGCTGGCCAACGCTGCAAAGAAAGGTAAAGAGGGTATCTTTATCTGCGACAGGATCAAGCTGGTTCAGCAAGCGATAGAAGAATTTGACAAGCATGGTATCGAGGCTGGTGTGATCCAAGGGTGGAATCATCCTAGATCAAACTGGACTTCTAATATCCAAATTGCATCAATTCAAACTCTGGCAAGGCGTAGAAACTGGCCCATGTCCAGGCTAATCATCGTTGATGAAGCACACATTCACTACAAGACCACGACTACTTTGATGGAAAAGTATTCTGCTGTGCCGGTCATAGGTTTATCTGCTACGCCATTCAGCAAAGGTCTAGGCAATCACTATGATGACCTGATTGTTCCGATCACTGCCAATCAGCTAACGGATAAAGGGTACTTGGCACCAGCTAAATACTACGGTGGGACTAAGCCTAACCTCAAAGGCGTTAAGTCTAGGCGGTTGAATACTGGCGCGTCAGACTACGATCCAACTGCGCTATCTACTAGGATTGAGGAAGATACTAATCTAGTCGGTGACATTATCGAGAACTGGATTAAGTACGGTGAAAACTCACAGACGATAGCCTTCTCTCCGTCGATCAACCATAGCAAAACGATGGTAAGAATGTTTAATGCTGCGGGTATCAGTGCCGAGCATATCGATGGATACATGGACGATGCAGAACGGCAGATCCTTTACCGTGAACACGATGAAGGCAAGTTCAAGATCCTGTCATGCAGTCGGCTGCTCAATACTGGATATGATGCGCCATCCGTTCGGTGCCTGATCGATGCCTTTCCCACTAAGTCATTAGCTAGTTATGTCCAGCGGATAGGCCGAGTGCTACGCATACACCAAGATAAGCCATACGCCATAGTCTTAGACCATGCGGGTAACGTGTCGCGTCATGGATTCGCTGAAGACATTGTGCCTGATGTGCTGCATGACGGTGAGAAAGAATACAACGAGCGGGAACAGACCAAGGACAAGAAAGAACCCAAGACAATGGACTGCCCACAGTGTTATCAGACCATGATGGTTCCAAAGTGTGCGTGTGGTTACGAAGTACCCAAGGCTGAACTGCTGAAGACAGACAAGCAGATCTTGAAAGAGATCAAGCGAGAAGATAAGGGAAGATGGTTATACGAGTTGCAATTCTATGCGGCTCAAAAGGGATACAAACCTGGCTGGGCAAGCTGGGCATACAAATCAAAGTTCGGTGTCTGGCCTCGTGTTAGACCCATGCCGAGCAATGAGCGGATGCCAGAGGTTCAAAGTTATCTGACATACTTACAAATCAAGAGGGCAAAAGATGCTGGAAGAAATTTTAGGAAGGCTGGATAAAGTAAAGAAGGCGGGTAAGAATTATGTGGCATGTTGTCCAGTACACCAAGACAACAACCCGTCAATGTCAATCAGCGAGCAAGGCACTAGGATATTAATCTACTGTCATGCTTGCGGGGCGAAGGGTAGCGAAGTAGTCCAGGCAGTAGGTCTGAGTGAGTCGGCATTGTTTAATGATGAACCACAAAAACGTAGAGTAAACAGTTACTTTTCTAAGGATCAACGCGAACAAGCCCTAGAAGATGCGTATTTCATATCGATATACGATAATGAATTGAGCAAGGGACACCAGCCAAGCCGTGAAGAATACCGCCGGTACAAGTTAAGTCTGCAACGGGTCAAAGTGTTAGGGGAAGTGAATGCAAGTTATCAGTAAAGAACGATTAGCCACCGAATGTGTACGCATGACAATCCAGAATCAAGAAGGTCTGGACAACATGATGCACATGCTAGGGCAGATCGAGTTAGAGTTTCCCATTGACGTTCAGATCGAGAAGCACAAGAAGAAACGCACCGCTACCCAGAACAACACCGCAAACAAATGGTATCGTGATTGTGAGAAGCAGGGCGATATGAAGGCGTGGGAATACAGGGCCTATTGTAAATTGCATTTTGGAATCCCTATTCTGAGACGAGATAGCGAGAAGTTCAAAGCAGTGTATGATCGAGACGTTAAGCCTTACACCTACGAACAAAAGCTATCGTTCATGGTGGAGCCCTTTAACTTTGAGGTGACAAACTTGATGAATGTGAAACAGCACAGCGAGTTCCTAGATATGGTCGAGCGCCATCTACGGGAGCAGGGATTTGAATTAACACAAGTCAATAAATAAGGGGATTATGATGGATTTAAGCGAAGAAGAGCTAGGAGATTTGCTTCAAAGTAATGATGATTATACGCGCTACCAGTGGATAGATCATCGCATTCAAGAGTGCGTTGAGGAGCTTATAAGTTATCAGGAAGATTTTAACATTTACGATAATACCGATCTTAGGTCTGAATTGAGTCTAGGTATTGGTCATTTAATCAAGGTTTGTCTTTATGCAAGCGACTATCTGGATGGAATTGAAGATGATATTAAAGCTCAACATTTTTTAGATAATTATGATCCAACGGAAGAAGAAATAGAGTCTATGATAAAGCCAAGAAAATGACATGGCCAAGAAATGTAAAGTCTGCGGGGAAAAGTTCACGCCAACTTTCACAAGTTTCCAGAAAACGTGTAATGCGACTCAATGCCTTATCGCGTTTGGAAAGACAGAAAGAACTAGAATCAATCGCAAAGAAACCAAAGAGGCCAAGCGAGACAGATCCTATTGGATGAGACGGTGCCAAACCGAGTTCAATAAATACATTAGGAACCGAGACAAGAAAGACCCTTGCATATCATGCAACCGTCATCACGATGGGCAGTACCATGCCGGTCACTACAAGACAGTTGGCGGTCATCCTGCGCTACGGTTTGAAGAAGATAATTGCCACAAGCAGTGCTCAGTCTGCAATAACTACAAGTCTGGTAATTTATCAGAATATCGGTCAAACTTGTTGATAAAGATAGGGTTAGAGCGGGTCGAGTGGCTAGAAGGGCCGCATGATCCAGTCAAATATACCATTGAGGATCTGCAAAAGATGCTATCCAAGTATCAATCACTGAATAAGAAATGGGTACAGTCTCCACGCTAGACCGTAATGCTGAACAGGTGCGGGATGTACTCCGTAACCTGTTGGAACAGTGTGAAGCTGGCAACATCTGCGGCGCAGTCATAGTGACAGAACACCTCGACAGGTTTGACCTAGATATACCTGGAACCTTCTCAACAGATCCTGATTCAATAGCTGCACTCACTGGCCGGTTGCAAATGGCCGCGCATTCGTTCTACCAGATGAGCTGGGAATATGACGACGAAATATAAGACCACGACCGAGCACTTAGATTTCTGCAACACTGAGTACCAGCGTCAGATTATCGAGATGACTTTGAGCGGGATGAACCAGACTGAGATTGCTAAAGAGCTAGGCAAAAATCCCAGAAGAATTAATAAAGCAGTTGTGGCTGTTCATAGACGAGCAGCACTTCAAGGTGTAGCGCCAGCCTATAATGTAAACCGTCAGACAGTCCCAGGATTTACCACCAAGCGAGTCAGTACCGCCTACAATTTGGACGGTGATATTGTTTTACAGTGGCATATCCAAGAACCAGAACGGCAGAAGCTGGAAGAATTAATCGCTCAATTTGTGGAGGGATTCAAAGATGAAGTCTCGGGAATACACGCTCCCATTAACCCGCCCCAAGGCATTGATGACGATTATATGGTTAGCTACATTATTGGGGATCATCATCTTGGGATGCTTGCTCACCACACTGAGACGATGGGCGAGGACTATGATGTCAAGATTTCGCAACGACTCTTAGAAGATGCAGTTGATCGACTGGTCAGTGTAGCACCAGCGGGTAAGGTCGGTGTGCTTGTGAACCTTGGCGACTTCATGCACGTCAACGACTCTACCAGCTCAACGCCTAACAGTAAGAATCTACTCGACTCTGATGGCCGTTACTCTAAAACCATTAGGGCTGCAAGCAATGTCATAAAGCGTACCGTTTTGCGGATGCTTGAGAAACATGCCGAGGTCTGGCTTGTGAATGTTCGCGGGAACCACGATCCAGATGCTGCGTTGTGGCTCAATGAAGTTATGCGTCTGTACTTTGAAGATGATCCGCGTGTTCACGTATTCGATAACGCCTCTAAATTTATCTGTTGGCAGTGGGGTAAGAATCTAGTTGTGACCCACCACGGAGACAGGATTAAAATGTCCAATCTTCACGGGTCAATCGTGTCAAATCTCAGGAAAGAATGGGGCGAAGCGGAGCACACTTTTGTATGGACAGGTCACATTCACCACAAGAACCAAGAGGAATATGGCGGCGCATTGTTCGAGTCTTGGAACATCCTAGCACCCGCAGACGCGTGGCACGCTTCCTCTGGCTATGCCAGTTCTCGAAGTATGACATGCGTGATTCTTCACAAAGACTTCGGGGAAGAAGGACGATTAAAGGTAAACGTGGAGCGGATTAAATGAGCGCATTTGACGAGCAGATAGGCGGCAACCACTACAAGCTGATGATGATTCAGCCCAGTGAATACATACTGGCCAACAATTTGGGATGGTGTGAAGCCAATGTTGTGAAGTATATCAGCCGGTGGCGGTCTAAGGGTGGGGTCGATGACTTGCGAAAGGTGGTGCATTACACTCAGATTTTGATCGAGCGTGAGTTGAATGAAAAGACGGCTTCAAAGGATGAACCCAAGAAACCGTCTTGGTAGGTTATAGCAGGATTGCCCCAATCACATATCCAAACAAGAAGGCCACGATCATCGCCCCGCCTGTGAAGCGTGGAGTCATCAGTTTATCAAGTTGTTTCTTGATCATTTCTTGCCCTCGATTTGTTGTAGTTTGTCCAACATTTTAAGAACGTCTAGCAACACGGTCTGTTCGTATTGATCGACCTCGGGCTGGCAGTAAGTCTCGCGCACTTTAACTAGCGTCATCCATGCGGTTAACAGTTCGGTTCGGGTTGGTCTCAGGCTCATTGGTTCTCCTTGATGATTTTCATTGCTGTTGGCTGGCTAATTCCCAGAATACGCCCAATATTTGGTGAGCTTTTACCCTTGGCGTGTCGTTCTAGCACTGCCGCCACAAGTTCGGCATGTGTCTCAAATGGGC